ATGATATCATTAGTGATGAGTTTGCTTCTATTCCTAGAGAAATCTTTGAAACGGTTGTTGCGGGTTTTGCTGCTGTTAGTTCTGACCCAATCGCGAACGTTAGAAGGCTTGCGGCTATCAAAGCTGCGAAAAGGCTAGGCATAGACCTTGAGCTAGATGATAAGGACACGATCAAAAGGGGTGAAAACCAGATTATCCTCTCGGGTACAGCTTACTATGACTTCAACCACTTTGCTGAATACTGGAAAAAGTGGAAAACAATCATAAAAAGTCGGGGTAAACTTAATAGACTAAGAGAGATTTTTGGGGAAGATCCGCCAGATGACTTTAAGTGGAACGATTACTCTATTATCAGGATTCCTTATGAGCTACTCCCAGAGGGCTTCATGGATGCCGCACAGGTCGCCAGATCGAAAGCTACGGTTCATGCCGGGGTATATCAGATGGAGTTCGGAGCGTGCTTTACACGCGATTCTATGGGCTTCTTCAAGCGTACCCTAATTGAGTCATGCGTGGTCACAGACCTTTACCACGAGAGAGACCCTATTGTTGATATCAAGGGTGAGCCTATATGCTTCCAAGCTAAGTTGATGGGAGACCCTAAGTGTCGCTATGTGTTTGGGGTAGACCCTGCTTCCGAAGTAGATAACTTCAGTATTGTAGTCATTGAGATTAACGGTTCTCAACGTAGAGTGGTTCATTGTTGGACTACAAACCGTGAGCAGCACAGGGAGCGTCTAAAGAGCGGATATTCCAGCGAGACCGACTTCTACTCCTACTGTGCTAGAAGAATACGTGATCTCATGGTATTATTCCCATGTGTACACATAGCTCTGGATGCACAGGGCGGTGGTATTGCTGTGATGGAAGCACTTCACGATCAGGACAAGCTCAAAGACGGCGAGATTCCTATCTGGGAAGTAATAGACGAAGACAAAGAAAAAGATACTGATGGTGAAAGAGGTCTGCATATCCTTGAGATGTGTCAGTTTGCCAATTATGAATGGCTGTCTGAAGCTAACCACGGTCTCCGTAAGGATATGGAAGACAAGCTGGTTCTATTCCCAATGTTTGACTCTGTGAGCCTCGGGATCGCGAATGCGGAGGATGGGATGAAACAGCGTCATTATGACACTCTGGAACAATGTGTTCTCGAAATTGAGGATCTCAAAGACGAGTTGACTATGATCAAGATGACAGAGACTCCATCGGGACGTGGTAAGTGGGATACCCCAGAAACGGTCATCGACGCTGGTAAGAAGGGTAAGCTGCGTAAGGACCGTTACTCCTCTCTGATTATGGCGAATATGGCTGCTCGTATTATTGCCAGAACTCCAACGGCTGAGACATATGAGTTCTACGGCGGTTTTGCTACCGTAGACATAGAAAAGGGTAAAGAAGGCAAGTTATTTACCGGACCTTCATGGTTTACTGATAATATGTCGGACATTTATTAATCTTTTGTGTATAGTTAGGTGTGTCAGATAGTCTCATTGATAGACTGATTAACAGTGGCACTGCTTAATATTAATCACAAAGGGGCGTGATGGACTATTGTAGAAAATGCAGAAAGTTTGGAGATTTTAATTTTTCTAAGCAAAAATACTGTCCTGGGTGTCTTAATGATATAGCACGAGGATCTGGATTTAATCGGTATGATGATTTCAAAAACATGTCATTTGAAGATTGTCACGACGGAGAGGATTGGAATGGATTTAGTGATATTAGATATGATAATGATCTAATAAACCTAATATCCAACAAATTTCCTAATCTGAAATATCTCACCTCTTTTGACCATAAAAGCCGACAAATCGTTGATTCTGATAAAGTGGTCTATCTAGTATCAGACTCTGATTATACCCTGTTGAAAGTAGGTCAGACTTGTAATGTTAAGTCTCGCTTTAACTGCTATTACGATCTATCTATTAGTAAACCTCTTAAGTACGATATCTTCGTTGCTGATACTTGGTATGATCAAGACCTGTATGAACACAAGGTCAGAAACTTCTTAGAATACCTTGGGTTTATTTTACCTAAAGACAATTCTGGTAAAAGGCTAGAATATATAGAACAAACAATGGAGATTCGATAAATGACTAACTACGTATCAACGTGGAGTGACGGTGACTCTACAGGTAAAGCTAAGGCGTTCGAAGAATTTGCGGGCGTACACGAAGCCTATGACGGTATTTCCAGAGCCTATCATAGGGATTTCCTTGACGTAGAGCCAAACCGCTCCGTTAAACCCAGCTTTACCAGCAGTGATTACTACTCCTTCAGGCCAGAGGAGCAGATTCCCAGAAAGCAGAAACGCATCATCAAGATGTGTATGGATGCCTACGATAAGGTGGGTATAGTCCGTAACGTTATTGATTTGATGGGGGATTTCGGTTGTCAGGGCATAAGTCTTGTACACGAAAACAAAAGCGTAGAGAAGTTCTACCAGCAGTGGTTTAAGAGGGTTGACGGTAAAGAGCGTTCTGAACGCTACCTGAATAATCTCTACCGAACTGGTAATGTATTTGTTTACAAGTCCTACGCAGACATCACCCCAAAGATACAGAAGTACCTCAAAACGCTAGCTGCCGACATCGCTGTCGAGACACTCAAGGTTCAGAAGAATAACCTGCCTTGGCGTTATAATTTCCTAAATCCACTCGCTTTGGATATGAAAGACGGTAATATCAACCTCTTTCTAGGAAAAAGAAACTACCAACTCTCCGCCGATGCTTTCCTTGATAATTTCAAGAAGAATAACTCTTTACCAATGAATGTTCTGGAATCTCTACCTCCAGAAGTAAAAAGAGCTATTAACGAGAATCAGCAAAAGATTGAGCTAGACCCTGAGAAGCTGTGTGTCGGCTACTACAAAAAGGATGACTGGCAAGACTGGGCACATCCAATGGTCTACGCTATTCTCGATGACATCGTCATGCTTGAGAAAATGAAGCTGGCCGACCTTGCTGCTTTGGATGGTGCAACCTCAACTATTAGGCTTTGGACGCTTGGAAACTTTGAACATAAGGTTTTACCTACAAAAGCCGGTATTAACAAACTGAGAAATATCCTCGCCTCTAATACGGGCGGAGGAACTATGGAACTTGTCTTCGGCCCAGAACTTTCTTTCACAGAGAGTAACTCTCAAGTATACAAATTCCTAGGGTCTGAGAAGTACCAAGCGGTTTTGAATAGTATATTTGCTGGCCTAGGTGTTCCCCCAACATTAACTGGTCTAGCTGGCAATGGTGGCGGATTCACTAATAACTTCATATCTCTAAAAACTCTGACAGAACGTCTACGGTATGGTAGAGATCATTTAACAGGGTTTTGGGAGAAGGAAGTAGAATACGTCCGTAAGGCTATGGGTTTCCGTAAGCCAGCTACTATTGTATATGACCAGATGAGTTTATCTGACGAAGCGGCGGAGAAAAACCTTCTTATTCAGCTAGCAGACCGAGATATCATCTCCAACGAAACGGTTCTTGAGAGATTCAAAGAAGTACCCGGAGTTGAAAAGGTACGTCTACAACGTGAAGACAAAGCTAGAGATAAGGACAAAATGCCACCAAAAGCTGGCCCATTCCATCAGCCTGAATCTGACGATCTTCACGAAAAAGACATGGAGAAGATTGACCGTCAGGGTGAGATTACTGAGAAAGTTGCTGTAGAGAAGGAGAAGAACAAGCCTACACCAGTCTCTCCTCAGGGTGGTAGACCTAAGAATAAGCCTGACACCGTCAAGCGTAAGAAACGTGTGGATACCCCAAAGAGTAAGCCGGGAGTAGCTAATTTATCCTCTTGGGTTATTAATACTTACCACTCATTAGATGACATCTCTACTGGATATCTAGCATATGTAGGAAAGAAGAATAAGAGACAGTTGACTAAGGCACAGGTTCAGGAGATCGCAGATATCAAACTGCGTGTTCTATCCAACATCCCCGTAATGGCAAAGGTCAGCAACCACGTTATCCAAAAGGTCTTAGCTGAAAACTCTTCGGTGCCACGGGTTCTACTTTTACGGGTGGAAAACGCTGGTATTTCATTGGAAAATAACTCTACTCAGGAATATGACAGTGTGATAGTTGGGTTATATATTGACTATTGCCTAGAGTCTTACCCAGAGGAATTAGGTGAAATTTAACCTTTTTCGTAAAAATTTTTCTCTTTTGTGTATAATGTGATGAGGTAGAAACATATGAAAACATTTCAACAGGAAATTACTGACGGCATTGGCGAACTAGTCAAAAATACGGCTAGTCTAGCGTATTGCTCACCCGCGTCTGTTCATACAGATACGGCAGATAATGCTGAGTCTATAATTTCCAACCCGGAAGTGCTTACTAAGGTCATAGCTGAGAACAAAGATCAGCGTGACCTTTTTTATCTTGAAGCCGTTCTTGTGTCCACAGGATGGAATAAGAACGATGATATTTTCACTGCCACGAATACTTGGGCAGCTAGGAATACACCGGAAGACAAACAGTTCAACTTTATGCACGATGAGAACGATATCATTGGGCACATTACTGGCAGCTATGTTCTAACTAAAGATGGACAAGCTGTTTCAGAAGCAGTTGACGCTCCCCCGCATCCAGATGAGTTTGACATCATCGCTCAAGCGGTCCTGTACAATAGTTGGGCAGGAGAAGAAAACCGTGAGAGAATGGACAAGATCTTCGCAGAAATTGCAGAGGGCAAGTGGTACGTCTCTATGGAGTGCCTCTTCGCTGGATTTGATTATGCTTTAATTGATCCGCAGGGTGCAGCTAAGATCCTCGAAAGAGATGAGGCATCTGCCTTCCTAACGAAACACCTTAGGGCTTATGGTGGGACTGGTGAATATGAGGGATACAAAATAGGTCGTGCTCTGTCTAATATTGCGTTCTCTGGAGAAGGGTTGGTATCTAAGCCTGCTAATCCTAGAAGCGTGATCCTAAACAGTAAGAGTACGACATCTTTTCACGTGAAGAACACTGATTCAAAACTTTCAATAGGAGAAGTTAATATGTCAGACCAGACGTTGCTGGAAAATCAGCTTTCTGAAACTAAGGCGGAGCTGTCAGAAGCTAAGTCTCAGATCGAAGCTGTGAAATCCAAAATTGAAGAAGCAAAGGATAAAGAATTTGCTTCGCAGGTTGAAGCGTACGAAGCTGCTGCAACGCAAGCTCAAGCTACAATCGATGAACTGAACGAGACTATTAAGTCTACACAGGCCAAGGTTGCTGAACTGGAAGATGCTCTTGCTACTTCTAAAGACGCTCTAACCAAAGCAGAAGAAACTGTGGCTGAAATGCAGAAGAAAGAGAAGGCAGCACAGCGTTCGGCTGCTCTCGTTGAAGCTGGACTTGATGAAGATGAAGTTGGCGAAAGCCTCGCATCGTTTGAGTCTCTTGACGACGAAGCCTTTGATTCAATCGTAGCTATGATGGTTAAGACCAAAGCTAAGTTTGACAAAGACAAGTTTAAGAAAGACGACGACAAAGAAGGTGACAAGAAAGACAAAAAAGACGCTAAAGCAGATGAAGACGCAGAAGCATCAGAAGACGCGGCTGAAGAAGCCCTTGACGATGTGGAAACTTCAGAAGCTGAACTGAATGTTGGCGATGATACTGAAGATGAGGCCGAAAAGGCTCAAGCTAGCATTTCAGAATGGTTTGGTACTCACGTATTAACTTCTAAGTAAATAAAGGAGAAACTAATATGGCTCTCAAAGCAGATAGATACGAAGAATCAACTGATATCAGTTACTTCTACACAGCAGGTACGGCCACTCGTGGTGGTGTTGCTTGTCTGGACGTTTTAAGTGCTTCTGGTGCTGCTATGGATCAAGGTGATAACACCATTTCATATCAGGCCGCTGCTACTACAGACGTTCCCGTAGGGATTCTTCTGAATGACGTTGTTAACAAAGATCTTACTCGAACACACTTGAATTTCTACAAGAATGAAGTTCAGAAAGGTGGAAAGGTAACGATCCTCAAGCGTGGCTGGGTTGTGACCAGCAATGTCACCGGAAGTCCTTCTCCCGGAGATGTAGCTTACGCATCAGAAACATCTGGCGAAATCGCCAATGTAGCTGCTGACGCAACGGCTTCTGGAAACTTGGCTATTGGCCGATTCATGTCCGCTAAGGATGCTGATGGCTATGCCAAAGTTTATGTTAACCTTCCTAACCACGGTGCTAACTAATAAAGGAGACTGAATATGTCGTTCACAGAAAGACCAGACGATCAGTTTATCAGTCTGTATAAAAAGACTGGCAACCAAGATCAAGACGTTGCTAAAGCTGCTCAACGTCAAATGGCAAAAGCACTCGAACTTCCTTTGCGTAAAGGTGTTCTTGTTGGTAATATTCTCGGAGATATCTTCGAGACAATTAGTGTCGAGCCGGGAGCCTCTACGGAGTATCCTCTTGACATGATTTCACCGGGTCTTGAAGGAGAGCACGTTGCTTTCACTAATCCCGGACATGGTCGCATTCCTGAGCGTTCAGTTGAAAGTGACTACGTGACGATCCCGACTTACGGTATCACGTCAAGTATTGACTACTTGCTACGTTATGCTCGTGAAGCTCGTTGGGATGTTGCTGCTCGTGCTTCTCAGGTAATGCAAGCTGGCTTTGTTAAGAAAATCAACGATGACGGCTGGCACACCCTTCTGGCTGCTGCTGTTGACCGTAACATCTTGGTTTACGATGGCGATGCTACTGCCGGTCTGTTCAGTAAGAGGCTTGTTTCTCTGATGCAGACAACCATGCGTCGTAATGCTGGTGGCAACACCGGTTCTGCAAACCGTGGTCGACTGACAGATATGTATGTTTCTCCAGAAGCACTGGAAGATGTACGTAACTGGGGTCTGGATCAGATTGACGAAGTAACTCGTCGTGAGATCTACACCGCGAGCGAAGGTGGTGCTCCTATCACCCGTATCTACGGCGTGAACCTGCACGATCTTGATGAATTTGGTGAAGGCCAAGAATATCAGGATTTCTTCACAACTGGTCTTGGTGGTGCTGTTCAGCAGGCTGACCTCGAACTGGTTGTTGGTCTGGATCAAGGATCTACAGACAGCTTCATTATGCCAGTGAAGTCCGAGCTGAAAGTCTTTGAAGATCCAACTCTTCACCGTAGCCAACGTGTTGGATACTACGGTTGGGCTGAACTAGGATTTGGAGTTCTGGACAATCGCAGAATCGTCCTAGGAAGTTTTTAATCTGGAAAATCTAGATTTAATAGAAATGGAGGCTGTTTTTTCAGCCTCCATTCTCTATAATGTAAAAGAGGTACTATCCCTGATCAGATTGTCGTTAAACCCCCAGAGAAGTCATATGATTCAAACACAGGACACTTTTAAAGCTCTCGGTTACTATCCGGAGTCCCTTTCTTCTGGTTCTAGCAAGAAGATTGTTGTCAAATGTGATTATTGTGACTGTAAATATCGGGTCGTAAACAAGAACAGGGTCAAATCCAACAAGTACGTGGAGAAAGATGCGTGCCAAAAGTGTAGGTATGTGAAAAGGAAGGACGTATCTATCGCTCGCTATGGAGTTGAAAACTCAGCTCAGAGACCAGAGGTTAGGGAGGTTCTCAAGAGTAAAAAATGGATTAACTCTCCAAGTTTTAAAGAGAAAGCAGAGGACACTAACTTATTAAGGTATGGCAATAAATACCCTATGAAAACTAGCGAGGTCCAGGAAAAGTTAAAGTCCACAATGCTAGATAAGTACGGAGTGGACAATATTATGAAGTTTGAGGACGTAGCGGTAGAGGCTTCTAAAAAATCCATTCAAACTAGAATAAACAGGGGTTTGATCAAGACTTTCGACGGGAAAACAATGCCACAACTCGCACAAGAAAAGGGGTGGTCTAGGTCTCATTTTGGAAAATTGGTCAAATCAATTGGTATAGAGTCCGCATTACAGAGGCAGAAAAGCGTCAGTGGCTTAGAGTCTACAATTACTGAATGGTTAGATTCAGAGGGGATAGAGTATGAAACGCAGTTTGTCGTAGATAAGAAGATTGCGGACATAAGAATTGGAGACGTATTAATAGAGTGTGATGGACTATATTGGCACTCTGATTTGTTCGTAGACAGAAAATATCATACCAGCAAGAGAGACCTTTATATTTCCAAGGGGTATAGACCTCTGTTTGTAAGGGGAGATGAAATTAATAATAAGTTGGACATTGTTAAATCCGTCATCAGGAATGCCCTAGACCTAAATAGTACCAAAATGTACGCTAGAAAGCTAGAAGTTAAACAGGTTTGTAAGAGTGTCGCTAGGGACTTTATCAATGATAACCACCTAATGGGTGCGGCCCCTAGTGTTAGTTTTTCATTAGGGTTATTTGATAAAGAAGAACTAGTGAGCGTAATGCAGTTAAAGAAGACTTCTGGCTGCGGATACGATATATCCAGATACTGTAGCCTGATCAACACAACTATTACCGGAGGGTTTACCAAGCTACTGTCTCATTGTTCTCAATTCTGTAAGGCTGAGAGTATATCAACGTTCATAGACTTGCGTTACGGAACCGGGGACTACCTCACTCAGTTTGGCTTTATAGAAACTTCCTGTCACGCAAGTTTCTCTTGGACTAACGGGGCTAAGACATTTCACAGGATGAAGTTTCCCGGAAATTCTGGGTACGAGAATGGTCTATATAAGATATGGGATTGTGGTCAGAAAAAATACCGGTTACAGCTAATCTCCATTTAACAGGGGATGGCTCTTTTTTTGTGTATAATAGGGTGTAAAATGTATTTACACCCAAGCAGGACTCTCTTTAAGGGGATATTACATAATGACAGCTTTGTCTGATTTCATGGAGTCTGGATTGCTCCACCATGTGTTTAGAGGGGGATCGTTCCCTAAACCATCGAATGTAGCTATTGCTCTGTGCAGTGGGACTCCAGTTGATTCTGATACCGGCGTAACCATTCCTGAACTTCCTACGGGGATTAACGGTAGTGGTACTGGTTATTCTAGATACGACTTGGGAGACCCATCTACTCTTGGTGATGCCTTCTGGTCTTACGATATCAACGATCATAACGCCGGAAGTGGCCTGATCAAGAACTCTTCCACCTTCATTTTTGGAACCGCACTCCTTGATTGGGGTTGGGTTTCTGGTATAGCCATCGTCGACTCTGGCGAATACGGAAGTGGTAATCTTCTAATGTATTCTGAATTGGGCAACCCTAGAGTTGTTTATCTAGGAGACGCCCCAAAGTTTGACGCTAGTCAGCTTCAAATCAAATTTAAGTAGGGGCATAGCCCATGATTCTTACAAGAGCAGAATACTTGGCGTCTATAGGTATTTCACTACCTGACAATTCGACGCAAGAGATTTCGCCTTTAGATCTCAGAACCAGCTTGGTAGACTTGGTAGACTCCGTACCCAATTTTATGGAGGGGGCCACCCTAAATACTGTTAATTTTGCGTCTCCAGATACTCGCACAACAAAAGGTGGAGACTTGGCTTTAAGCCAGATGTCTTTCGCTGGACGTTCTAGTGTAGACAATACCTCTTTTGGATATGCTTCCCTACGCAATAATTACAACGGTTCTCAGAATACCGCACTAGGTAGCTACGCCCTAAGCTGTAATATTTATGGAAGCGGCAATACTGCTGCTGGATATCAAGCGTTAGTAGGCAACGTTACCGGAGATGGGAATGTAGGGGTCGGTGATCATACCTTCCACCATAATCGTTATGGTGATTACAATATTGGTATTGG